AGATTTATTCAAGCAAGCTATTGCTGAAGCAAAATCTGTACGTGAAGCCGCTATTGCTAACGCTAAGGAAGCTTTAGAAGAGACTTTAACTCCTCATCTAAAAGACATGTTGGCTGCTAAACTTCAAGAGATGGAAGATTCTACTGTTGAAGAAGAAGTAGTAAACGAAGTTGAAGAAGAGGTAGAAGAAGCCAAGCACTCTAAGAAAGATGATGCTATGGAAGAAGGCTCTAAAGAAGACGACATGGACGAAGCAATTGAGGAAGAACTTACAGAAGTGCCTGCAGTAGCAGAAGCTGAAGAAGACGAAGCAGAGGATGATTCAGAAGAATCTGAAGACGAAGCTGAGGACGCAATCGAAGAACCCGCTGAAGAAGAGGGTGAAGACGCTATTGAAGGTGACGAGGATCTAAAAGACCTTTCAGTTGACCAATTCAAAGAGATGATCAGAGACATTATTGCTCAAGAAGTAGGCGGAGACGCTGCTGCTGACGATATGGATGCTGGTGATATTGAAGGAATGGGAGACGAAGAAGGAATGGAAGAGCCTGCTATGGAACCTGAAATGGGCGCAGAAGAAGACGAAATCGATCTTGACGAACTTATCCGTGAGTTAGAAAGTGTTACCGAAGGTGACAAAGAAGACGAAATGGAAGAAGGTAAGAAAGACGATGATATGGACGAATCTACTGATACAGTAGAAGAAGACACATCTGTTCAAGTAAATGCTGAATCTGACGGATCTGACTACAACATTAACAGAGTAGCTGATCTTAAAGAAGCACTAGACACCATTGAAACTCTTAAGAAAGAACTTAACGAAGTAAACATTTTAAATGCTAAATTACTTTACGTTAATAAAATCTTTAAGGCTCAAAACTTATCAGAATCACAAAAAGTAAACGTAATTGCTGCTTTCGATAAAGCTGAAACAGTAAAAGAAGTAAAATTAGTTTACGAAACTGTTGTTGATAACGTTGGAACCAAAAAAGAGTCTACAATAAAAGAACACAAAGGATCTGCATCTAAAGCTACTGGAACTACAGCTAGTAAACCAGAAGTAATTGCAGAAGTATCTGCTGCTGTTCGTAGAATGCAAAAATTAGCTGGAATTATTTAATAATATCTTATACAAATAAACATGGAAATTAACAACCTATTAGAAGATGCAAGAGGCGGATATAAAAGCATGCAAGCTGACGCCGAAAAACTTGCTTCAAAATGGCAACAGTCAGGTTTGTTAGAAGGGTTAAATGAGAAGAAAGCCGGTAACATGGCCGTAATCTTAGAGAACCAAGCTAAACAAATCGTAGCTGAAGCTAACACAAACACCCAAGGTGGTGCTACTTTTACTACAGGTCAAGGTGAAAACTGGGCTGGAGTTGCTCTACCATTAGTACGTAAAGTATTTGCTCAAATCGTAGCACAAGACTTCGTATCTGTTCAACCAATGTCTTTACCTTCTGGTCTAGTATTCTATCTAGATTTCAAATACGGTGATACTAACGGAGGTAGAACTGACGGAGAAAATATGTACGGTAACGTAACTGCTGGAGCTACTAAAATGACTAAAGATACTGATCCTTCAGGAGGTCTTTACGGTGCAGGACAATTCGGATACTCTATTAATGAGGCATCTGCTTCTATTGCAACTGCTACTGGATCTGCTACTTCAGCATCTATAGCTTATGATGCAGACAAAGATCCTGCTGATTACATCAAAGTAACTCAAGATCTAACTGGTAAAAGCGCTGACTTACTAGGTGCTCGTGCATTTAGACTTTACTCTGCTTCTGTAGATATTACTAACTACCCAGAGTTAACTACTGTATCAGGAACTGAGGTAACTTTCGTTATCAAAAGATCTGACGTAGCTAATGTTAGTCACTTAAACGGAGCACAAAAAGTACTTTATGCTGTACAGCCAGTAGATAATGACAGAGGTGACTTCGAAGCTGCTTCTTCAAGAGCTGTTGAAAACTTAGGTATTCCTGAAATCGACGTGAAACTTCAATCTGAGGCCATCGTTGCTAAAACAAGAAAACTAAAAGCTCAATGGACTCCAGAATTTGCTCAAGATCTTAACGCATATCACTCTATCGATGCAGAAGCTGAATTGACTTCACTTTTAAGTGAGTACA